ATAATTTCGCAATCGCAAAAACTTTTAATTATTTGAACGGTTTAAAATCCCTTTCTAATATAGTAACAGACAAAGACGAATTATTAAATAAGGCGAAGACCTATTCAAACCTTGTTTTTTCTACACAACAGAAAACGGAAGATTATCAAGTCGAACACATGACCGACCTAATAAATACAGTTGATACATCTTCGGAAAATCTTTTAGAATATGTTTCGGAACGAGACGGAAAAGTTAGACCTTCACACAAAGCCCAAGACGGAACGGTTACGGATAAGTCAGACGCTTACTGGACTAACGCAATTTCTTTACTCTCCGAATATAATTGTAGGTGTAATATAGTCCCCGCTTCGTCTAACGCAAAAAAAACCGCTACATATTTAGTAGGTACAAAGAAGGAGACGCAACCGTCCGATATAGATTTTCAAAAAGGTAGGGCGATAATATTTTCACAGAATTTACCCGTTTTTCAAAACACGACACCGATAATAAGAAAACAATTTAAAAAGAACGGATTTTAATGTTACCAAGTAATACAGATATACACAACGCAATCGAACAAAAAGCTTTACAAAAAGCTGGTGCTGGTACTTTAAAATTCTTTCTAAATAATTATACCCATCAAGGCTATTACGAAGAAGGGTCTTTTTTACCGTGGAAAAAACGAAAAGATTTAAAAAACGAAAAACCTATTCTATATAAATCAGGTGACATGAAAAAAAGTTTTCATGTCGAATATGGAAAAGGAAATTTTACGGTTTCAAACACTAAAAGCTATTCAAAATACCACAACGAAGGAACGGAACATTTACCAAAAAGACCGATTTTATATGACGATGTAAAAATACAAAAGATAATCGAGGACGCAGTTTTTTTTGAATTAGATAAGTTATTCGGAACAAAAAAATAATATATAGTAAATGGAATTACCAATTTTAGAAGAATTATTTAATTTAATTGAATGTAAAATAAAAGAAGATTGTTCTTTTGTTAATTCTGTTAGTATGTATCAGAATCAAGACCTTTTTCAACAGAATAATTTAGGGTATAAACCAACTTGCGTATTCCTAGATTATCAAAATTTGATTTATACAGATAATTCATTTTACGAACAAGAATGTAGTTTAGACGTTGTTATTCGAGTAGTCGTAGAAGAATATTCTAAAAATTATTTTAAGGCTTTATCACACAAACAAGGCGTAGTAAAAGCCCTTCACAATTATATTAATCTTACCCGTGTTAGTGAACAAATAGATAATAACGCAGACGGATTATACATTTACACAATTACTTTTTCAGCTTCTTTCACAGAAAATTTAGAGCCTGATTACACTTTAATAGGCGGAACAAGCGGGAATAGTTGGTCGTTTAATCAAACATTAACACAGGACAGTAATAACGATAGTATTTTTACGGGGTGGGCTTCTACTTCGGGGATAGCCTAAATTTTAATATATAAGAAAACTAATCTTATATAATGGCGAGGTCAATAGACACAATTTATAATCAAATTTTATCGACAAAGAATTTACAAACAGAATTAGACGGCTTAACGTCTAACTCTAATACAGCTATTTTTAAATTAATTTTTTTCGTACACGCAGTCGTTATAAATATACACGAACAATATTTCGACTTATTTAAAAAGGATTTAGAATATATAAAAGCTACTACGCCTACAATGTCCGAAGCGTGGTGGATTGATAAGTTATTAAACTTTTTTCAGTACGATAATATAGATACGGACAAAGGGGTTTTAAAAATAAATAATACTTTTATTCCTTTCTACACAACCACAGACGCAACAAAAAGAATTATTAAATTTTGTGCGGTTAAACAGACGGAAAATAGCAGACAAGTAAATATAAAACTTGCTAAATCTGACGTAGATAATAACCCTATTCAATTAAGTAATGACGAATTACAATCGGCAAAATCTTTTGTAAATTCTTTACAGGCTTCGGGGCTTTTCATTAATACTATTAGTTTTTCACCCGATATTTTAAAATTAAATATCAATATTTATTTTGACGGTCAATACATTCAATCAAATGTCCTATCAAATGTAAAAACCGCAATAAAAAATTATTTAAAAAATTTGAAGTTTGACGGCACGATACAATTAATAAAAATGATTGATGTTATCCAAAACGTAGAAGGAGTAAAAGATATACTAATTAATTCAGCCGAAGGATTAGCCGTAGACGAGGCTTACACAATTTTTAACCGTGTATACAATGCGAAAGCAGGCTACGCCTCTTTAAACGAAACGGATTCAATTTTTAATATGATAGTAGAAAAATAATAAATATAAATGTCGTCAACAGCGGGAACAATAAGTTTGGTGAGTGAAACAACGGGTATTAATTATACTATCAATTACGAAAAAATAGTCTTTGACCTTTTACCAAAGCGTTATAGAAAAATTAAATTATTTAAATTTATTCTAACGTCCGTATACTCACTTTATAGTTTTTGGAATAATAACTTTTTAGTCTATCGTGAAAATTCTCTTAGAGAAATTAGAATCAATAGTCAGACGATAGTATTAGAACACTATTTAAATTTCTTCTATAATCAAACAGAAATAGAAATACTAAACACTTCGTTTGAAATATCACAAACCTTTATTTATAAAAAAGACGAAATCGGAGACGCTTCCAATTTAAATTCTTATTTATATAATCAAGCTACTACTTCGGGGCTATCACCTCAAATCTATTTATATAATCGTTTTGAAGTACAAATCGAAGAAGATTTTACCGTACGAGTTCCTCAATCCCTACTAAACACGGGGGTTACACAACAACAAATAAAAAGTTTAATTGATAAATATACCGTTTTAGGAGTGACCTACAAAATAGTAGTATTCGTATAAACGATTAAAAAAATAATATATAATACATGAAAAAATTTAATACAGGTTTTAATAATCTACCAAATAATATAAGTGTAGGGGGTCTTCCAATTTATAATGACGACCTTATTCAACTAGAAACAAACAGTTTATTATTCGGTGTACCAACTTTACTAAAAGGTTTTAGCGTTGTTTTATCGGGCTGTTTAGTAGACGAATTAAATACAAGTTCAAAAACTTTAAATTTAACGGAAGGTTATGTTTTAATAGATGATATAGTTTATTATATACCAGCTTTAATTAATCAAAGTTATCCGTTCTCTATCGTTGCGGGAACGCAGACAATAGACACACGTATTTTTAAAAACGGTGAATCGAAAGATGTTTCAATTTCATATAATTACGCTATAAAAACTTCTTTTAGTTTTACCGATAGTTCAATAATCTCACCTTTCACACAATCTTACCCGTCTAATTTAACTAGTCAAGAAATTTATTTCGACCCCTTTACAGCACAACGTTCAACATGGGTTTTAAATAATATGTCTAAATCGTTAAACGAACTTTCTTTTGTTTCAAATTATATCTTTCAAATTACAAAAACACAGACGGGAAAAAATATAGTAGGCGGGGCTTTACAATTACAAGAATTAAATTTTTCCGTTTTAAAATGGAAATGGTTCGGATATACTCAAATTTCTAATACGGCTTATCTACGAAATGAGACGAACACGACTACTACAATAGGCGGACGAACTTCTTTAACACTATCAAAAAATAATATTCCCGCCCATCTACATAACGAAGGAACTCTAATAACCGATAATAGATTAGGTGATTTAGCAACACCTCAAAACATAGTAGATACGGACAGAGGAGGAGCACCTTCGTTATGGTCAGTCGATAACACTAGTATTTATTCTTTAGCACATAATCACACGATAACAGGAAACACAGGGGACGGAACGGCTGACGGTTTAAAGACTTCACCGACTGCTATAGCTTTAGACCCTCTTTATTATTCAACTTATTTTCTTCAATACAAAGGTTTTTCAACTTACGCAAACGATTTAAGATACGGATACAAATTTTGGACTGATGCGTTTAGACCACCGTACGAAAATATGTAAGAGAGAATAAAAAAAATAATATATAGTATATGTTTATCAAAAACGACACGGCTACAATACTAATTAACGGAGAGGTCACACCGCAAATGGGTGAAGAACTTTCATATTTTTTATATGGCGTTCAGTTTATGGACGAAATAAAAAACATAGAAGTTAATATTTGTTCGGGCGGTGGTTCTGTTTTGGCGGGATACGCAATATACACAGCACTTTTAAACGCTCGTGAAGCGGGTAAGAATGTAATAACAAATTGCAACGGAATCGCAGCCTCAATTTCGGGTATAATATTTTTAGCGGGTAATGTTAGAAATATTCGGGATTACGGATTAGTTATGATACATAACCCATCAGGTGGAGATGATAAAACTTTAAATAAAATAAAACAAAGTTTAAAAAAGATTTTGACTAAAAACTTTAAAGGGAATTTAGACGAATTAATGGATGAAGAAACCTGGTATAACGCAGACGAATTAAAAACATTCGGTTTAGTCGATAACATTATCGAAACCGATTTACAACTAACAGGTGTAAACCTAGACACAAAAGAAGAAAACATTAAAAACCTTTACGAAATCTGTAACAGTTTTTTAACAAAAAATAATAAAGAAGTAATGAAACTAAAAGACTATTTCAAAGCGAAAGAGGATGAAAAATTAAAACTTATCACTAACGCAGACGAAGAAAAAATAGACGAACCTTCAAAAGAAGAAACAGTCGAAGAAACAGAAAACGAAGGTGAAGAATTAGAAATCCCCGAAGAAGAAACAGTCGAAGAAGAAGACGCTATGTCGGCTTTGGATGCTAGGGTTTCAGCGTTAGAAGAAATGATAAAACAAATCGCAACGGCTAACGAAAGTTTAATAACTGAAAACAACGCTTTGAAAAATACAAAAGAAGAAGAAGAAAAAATAGAAGTATTAAACAAAGTAGGTGTAGATAAAAAAGACTTTAAAAAATGGCTCTCTTACGATTTACCAACAATAAAAAATTTAACGTCTACTTTAAAACAAGTGAAAACTTCACCTATCGTAGCCGTTACTAACGACAGAGTATTAACGCAAGAAGTTTTTAACGCAATGTCAAAAGACGAAAAAGAAATAATTTTCAAAAACGATAAAAATTCGTATTGGAAATTCTTTAAAAATACAAAATAATCCTATAAGGATATAAAAAAATAATAAAAACAAAATGTCAGCTTTCAATGAAATATTTTCAAAATATGTAACAGAAAAACTTTACGAAGGTAACTCCTTCTTAACCCACATGAAAAATGTTAGCGAATACGCTAACGGGAAAACAGTAAATATACCAGGGTATGTGTTTTCGGGTGATGTAGCCATAGACGGTTCTAACTTTACAGGTGCTACTTCTTTCGATGTAGATAGACCAGAAGAATCAAATTTAACTTTCGGATTAAATGAATATCACTTCGCTAAACCGTTAATGGTTACCGATTTTGATGAGGCTATGTCTTCGTATAACAAATTAAACGTAGCAGTCGGAGACGCAACCTCAACACTGACCGAATTTATGGGTAAAACAATTCTTAATAAACTCGCAATCGGTGTAGTAGATTCTAGAAAAATACCTACTTCAGGTTCGAACGGGACAAACAATTCCCCATTAAAAACAGCCAACAGAAAAAAAATATCTTTTTTAGATATTTTAAATCTAGGTCAAAAAATGGATGAGGATAATGTACCTGAATCAGGAAGATTTTTAATTTTAGATTCAGTAATGTATCAAGAATTGCTAACAGATTCTCAAATTATTAACGCTCAAAATTTTGGTGAAACAGTACTACCTAGTGGTGTTATCAGAGAAATCGGTGGAATTAATATTATGAAAAAGAATACTATTTCTACTCAAAGTTCAGCGGGTGTTGTTCGTTTGTTGGGTGTAACATCTGAAACTTTAGATAATAGAGTTGGTTTCGCTTTTCACTCTGACGCTATCGCAATCGCTGACACAGGAATTAAAACATACCAATTAGCAGGAGACCCTTACAAAAGAGGGAACGTATTTTCAGCAAGTTTCGTAATGGGTGCAAGTAGCATCAGACGTGGCTTTGATGATGCGGGAACTTATTTAATTGTTCAAGCTTCATAATTAAAAAACTAAAACTAAAAATAGACGGGTGTTTTACACTCGTTTATTTTATTAAAAAATTATTAAACTAAAAATGAGTTTATCAAGAATTGACATACTACGTACAGACGGTGCGTTAGCAAGACCACCAGCAAGTAATGACGGAATAAGCGGAATTATATATTATGGAACAAATGGAACTTCGGGAAACATTGGTCTATCTTTTAAAATAAATACGGCTTTAGATTCGTTAGCGTTTTGTTTATCGGATTCTAAATTAAGATACCATATTAATAGATATTTTAAATGGTCTCAAAGTCCTTTATACGTACACGTTAAAGACATAACGTCTTCTACTTTTGACGAAGTAGAAACTTTAAAAAACTTTTCAAACGGTGAAATAAGAATTCTAGGAATTTTAAATGACAATTCGAATTATTCTTCTTCTCACTTATCAGCACTTCAAACAAAAGCGGAAATTTGCGAAGATGAAAAAGCACCTTTACAAATTGTTTACAGCTCACGATACACGGGTACTATAAACGCCCTTACGACTATCGCAACTACTAATAATAGAGTTTCTTTTATTATCGGGGAAAGTTTATCGGGAAAAGCTAAAGAATTAAAAACTAAAGGGGCTACTTGGGTAGGTTCAATCGGAGAAATTTTAGGCGTTAAATCGGCTTCAAAAGTTTCCGACAGTATTGGATGGGTTGGAAAATTTGACCTTTTAGACGGAGAAGAATTTACCGAAGTTGGTTTTGTAAATGGAGAAAGTTTAAAAAACATTTCAACTACTTTACAAAATACGTTAGATGATTACAAATATATTTTTGTTAGAAAATTTGTAGGTGATTCGGGCGCATATTTTAATTACGGTCACACGGCTGTAGGTGATACAGCGTCAGACTTTACGACTATCGAATTTAATACAGTCTACGACAAAGCTTTTAGAAACATTTACACGGTTCTTTTACCTAAAGTGAATTCTCCGCTGAAGGTAAATTCCGCAGGTAAATTAGATTTAGGTGTAATAGAAATTTTCAAACAATTGGGCAAACAAGCTTTACAAAATATGAAGGATGAGGAAGAAATTTCCGATTTTTCTTTTGATATTGATGAAAATCAAAATGTTTTATCTACCTCAAAACTACAAATTATCGCAAAAATAATTCCTATCGGAGTAGCAAAAGTTATCGAAGTAAAATTAGGCTTTGCTTTAACATTAAGTTAAAAAATAAACGTCTTTAAGACGTTATAAAAAATTATAAAAGAAAAATGAAATCAGTTTCAAATCAAAATTTTACGAACGGTATCAAACAAGGCTATGTAAA